TCGTACTCAAACTTTCTAATTTCATTCATTTTTTCTAATTTTAAATGTACACTATATAATGTATTTACCCTATTATACGGGAATGCTTTTTATTAAGTGCGGAATTGTTCGTTTATTTTTAAGATAGTTGCAATTACCAATATGAGGTGATTATCGCTCTACCTTGTTTTAAACTTTGCAAAACACAAACACATTTATTTGCATTGAAATCCCCTTCTCTGGCTAAAATTATATTATACCGCAATATTCCTAATTCTTTTTCCCTGCCTGTTTTGTCTTGATTTAGTCCAAACATAGCGGTCACATGTGCATATTTTCTCTTATCCTCAGAAAAGTTTTGCAAAGTCAATGTATTTGTTTCATACGCTTTTGCATCAGCTTGGGTCGCTGTTATCAAACAAAGATGTCTTTTTTGGGATAAGCCTCGCAAATTCATCCAAATGTCGTTCTGCGAATGGCGAAACTCTTTTACAGAGGACACAAGTAAATCGGCATAATCAATCACAACTACGTCTGCAATAAAATTGTCTTTTTCCCATTCATCCAATTTGTGTTCAATGTCCTTTACTGTCAAAGTTTGTGCGGCATGGGTTGAGAGTTTGAACCTACGTCCATTATTCACAAAGAATCTTTGAAATTCCTGCCTTGCTTGCTCCTCTGTAATAGGCGAGCCTAAGTTTACTTTTTTAAGCCAAGGAATACCGATGATTTTGGAACAATTGCGACAAGGCTCATATTCTGGGTTTTCGGCTGCTGCTTCTAAAAGCATATCTTTTGTAATGTCTTCCCGTTTGTACTTTTGTTTAAACAAACTAAGTTCAGATTCTCGTTCTGGTCTGGTGCATTGGTCCGTTTGCTGCAATAGGCAGTCTTTGACAGGAACATACTGCCATCCTGTGTATTCCTCTTTGTCCGATAAATGTGCCCGACTAATTGCAATTCTGCGAAGTTGTTGTTTTTCACTCATATCACCAGCTTGGAACAAAGCTACGTTGCATCCTTGTTTGGATGCTTTCAAAGCCAACTCCATCAAATTCCAAGTTTTTCCACGCTTTTCGGAACCTTGCAACGCAACAAAGCAATCTCTAAGCAAATGCTCATTTATCAATTCCCCCAATGCTCCCGGAAGTTTAAACAAAGGATGTGCTGTTTCTGCAAATGCTTGGGAAACTCTATCTAAAATAGCAGGGTCGGATAAATCAATGTCCTGTGCTATTTTTCTTTTAGGTGGAGAGAAGTTTGCTATTAAAGCATTTGCTTCATCCACATCCCCGTTATCCAAAAGCACTTGGACTTTCTCATTATTTAATTCAATTGCACGTGCCTGAAAATATATTTCTGTTTTGTCGGCAATGTATTCAAAATTGAATTGTTCTCTATCATATTCGTCGGAAATGGACTCTAAGATATTTTCTATTTGCTCGACAACTTCTTCGGAAATGTGTTCTTTTTTAATTTTATCAACGTAAACCTCTGTAATCCCTTCCTGCATTACGTGGGCATATTTGTCAAAGTACTCTATGGCCCAACGGGTGATCCGCCCAGCGGCATCGGAACGCAAATATTCAGGCTTATATATTTTCCTGACCTGTTTCATGTATTCATCAGAAACAAGCATAGCAAGAATAATTTGCCGCTCTGTTATTTTTTCGTGGTTCATAAGAATTTATTGTTATTGTATTGGTTCTATCACAGCGCACATGTCCATAATGCGCCTTACAATTCTATCATCCCCCATTTGTCCAGACAAATCGTCTAACGAACAATTGGATGTAAATATTGTGGTTTTGTAATTTTCATATCTGTAGTTTAGAATAAGGTATAAAACTGTATATGCCCAATCACTTGTTTTCTGGACACCAATATCATCAAAAATAAGGTAGTCTATGCTTTGGTATTTTTCAATTATGGATTGTTCTGTTTCTTCGTTTCCTGCATTGTAGGTGTTTTTGATTTGCTGCAAAAGCGCACTGGTTTCTACAAAAGCAAAAGTGTTTCTGATTTGGGTATGTACATACTCGTGATGTAATTGTTCCATTACTGCTTTGGCCGCACGTAAAGTTTTTCCTGTTTTTACAAATCCATAGATATACACACCTTTGCTGATGTCTGGCAAATTTGGAAAAGAAAATTCCATTATTTCTTTTGCCACTCTTTTTGGTAGATGGGAAAGATGCTCTTTTTGTTTTTTAGTTTCCCATAAGTTCTCACGATGGCAGATTAGGCATATTTCCCACCCATTCATGCTTTTATTTTCTTTACATAGGATACATTTCATAAGAATTTATTTTAAAAACCTTTAGGTACTGGTGCCGGTACTCTTGATGTGTAGTCTATTTTTGCACCAGTGGGATTTTTTATATTGTGTGTGCCTATTGTATTTTGTGATTTTTTGAAAGGCCGTTGCTCACTTCGTTCAATGGCCGCTTCTAATTTTATGAATTTTTCTCTAAAACTTTTGCCTGATTCGATAACTGGAACATACAGCTCACTAATATTGTGGGAATACCAAGTCATTGCATTTTGCATTCTTGGAATAGTTATTTTGTTTTGGCTTTCTAATTTTTGCAATTCTTTAGCCCATGCTTTTATCTGCCCGGGTGTGTGTGTTATGGATTTGTTTGTTTGGATGATATCAGACAACTGGGTTGCTAATGGTTTATATGGAATACTTTTATCCTCTTTTTGGACAATTTCTTTTTTTGGATTGCTTTTGTCTTTTTTATCCATATAAGAAAATTTGGTTCTTTTAAATCTATCACGGTCGTCCAATTTATTGGCGACAGAAATAGTATTTATACTATTTATATTTTCTTTGTTCTCCTTAAATATGTTCTCCTTATATAGTGACCTGAGATTTGCCTCGGCTTGACACTTGTCTTGACTGTTGACAAGCCCACTGCGATTTGCCTTGGCTTGTCTACCAGATGTCGCTTTGCATAGCCTCCCAGATAAGTCAGGGGCTATCATGTCCTTTTTTGCCTCATGTAAATAAATAAATGCTAGTTTCTCATAGTCCAATTTAAACCATTCTTTTGAAGGAATTCCTCTTCTTTCTATTTTAAGAAAGCCCAGTTCAACACAGATTTTTTTATACTTGATTAAAAAAGTCCGTGGCACTCCAAGTTGTTGTTGTTGTTGATCTAATGTAAGGAAAAACCAACCGTTTGCAGCAGGATTTTTCTTTTCAAAATAAATATGCTTATCCACGTAGTTAGACAAAACAAGTGCAATAAAACCACCCAGATGCGCAATTAATTTTTTATGCAATAATAAATAGCCGTCCGTTCTGGTTAATTCCTTTATAAGCCCATGATATTGTTCTTGGCTCAATATTCTTTCTGTTGTCATAGTCTTATTTTTTATCAATGAGTTGTTTCATTTTCATAATATCCACATAAAGCAATTCGTAAATGCCTTTTCTTTTTGTTTTTAGGATTCCTATTTTTTGCAGTGTTTTTTTGCTTCTTCCTACCATCGCTGTCGTTGGGAAACCCATAAGAAGCCCCGCTTTTTTATTTGGGCAGAGGAACCATCCATCCGGCAATGCTTTGTTAAGTGTAAAATCCATATATAAAGCTAAAAGAAGTGCCGCCCCAATTCCTAGTTCTTTTAAAACTGCCAAGTTTACAATATAAGCATCATGCTCAGTTGTGTACAATTCTTCGATGTCCTTTGCTGTTGTCATAATCTTATTTTTTTTGTGGGAGTTTGGTACATGTTAAATTTTCTTTTTTCAAAATGGCATTTAATTCGTCCATAGGAAAATCAAATTGTTTATTTAAGGAAACGCCCCAAATGGTTCCGGCCACTCTTTTATTTTTGTCACGTAAAGCCATTCTTTTAATCAGGCCAAACTCTTCTAATTTTTGGATATGTTTATTTTGCGTGTTTTTGTTCATATTCATAAACGCAAGTTGTTCCATCCAAAAATCGGCATGTGTCCAAAAAATGTGGTGTGCTTTGATAAAAAGAAATAAAGCAATTAACTTTAAATCTTTTACTTCTTTGTATAGATATGCAAACATAGCTTCTTCTACGTCCAAATCTAATTGCTTTTCTTTTTTTGTTGTACGTTTCATGGCATTTGTTTTTTTAGATAGTAAAAGGCCCAAAAGAGAGGTGGAACAAGCACCTGCATCTAATGAGCCTTTTTTAAATATTATTTTGTTCCTTGTCGAACAGTTTTTTTGACCTACTTACTTTGGAGAAAAACAAAGGTATAATTATTTAAAACATCCTCCAAATTAAGTACTTAATAAACCTTTTTCCAATGTGTTACTGTATAGTGTACCGCGGTAGCCTTTTTTAATAGCGATTCTTTAGCGATTCCTTTGCTATCCTTTGCCAAAGTTGTTGTGTTGGCATAGAACACTGTTCCGGCCTCTTCAAACCAAAAAACAGCACAATTCTGTATGAATGTTCCTAGTTGAGTTGGTTTCTTTTCTTTGAACTTGCATAGGACGGGTAAATACGATTTTGGATATCCAAAATAAAAGGTATTTCGCCAACCAGTCAACAAATAATAAAAGAATGCTTTAGTCATGTCAGTAGATTTTAGTTATTATTGATTTTGTTAATTTGTGTGCTTCTTCATAAGACATAGCACCAGGATCTCCCACTATTGGGATGTAAAAAGCATCCACACCAAACAGACAAAGCTCTTCTACTAATTTTTTGGCCTGTCTTTTAGCTTGGCTTTCATCATCAAACACAACAGCAAATCGTTTAAAATGTCGGGCAATTATATTTATTTGTTGTACTTTGTATTCTATACCAAAAGTACACACCGCATTTTCTCCCAGTTTCCATACGTCTGTAATTCCTTCTACTCCAATGCCGATTCCATTCTTCATTTTCTCCCAGCCTGCTGGATTTGCATAAACTAAATGTTTATGGTGGATCCGTTCCCTTATCTTAGGACAAGCTAAATATTTTACATCCCCATGCTCTGTTTTTTTCTTTATCGATCTGGACTGGAAAGAAACTAATTGGCCATCCCAATAAATTGGCGCCACAATTCTGTGTTTATAATCAATTTGTTTTATTCCATCTGACAAAAAAGAAAGTGGACCAGTTCCCAAAATCTCCCAGTTTCTAACCAAATTTTTTGGATCAAATCCACGTCCCTCTAGGTAGCGTTTATGTGTGGATGTGATCGGGGATGTATTGCTTGGATATTTAAAACCTTTCGGTTTAATTATAGGTGTGTTTACTTGTTTTATGGTGGTTATTCCTTTGTATTCCTGTGCTATTCTTTTAGCTTCACTAAAGGAGGTGGACAATAGTTTAGCCACACCCTCTAACAGGCTATGTTTGCCACACCTGTAACACTTAAACACATGGCCATCCATAGGGAACCCCAAATGATATCCGGGGTTCCCTGTACAAAATGGACAACTTGTATTAACCCAGCCATCACGGCAATGTTTATGCCCTTCTGTTTTGTAGTCAATATTGTGATCTTCGTAAAACTTAATTATATTCATAGAACAGGTGCTTAATGTGCTTACATTTCTTTATATTATACGGGAATGTTTTTTATTAAGTGCAGAATTATGTAGTTAATTACGTGATATTACGAAAATAGTTCGTTCTGAGGGATTGTTTTTAAAAGCTTGTGCAATGCTTTAAACGCAAGCCAAATCCTAGGTTTTTTCCAACCTTGTTCTAATAGTCTTTGTGCGATTAAACCGCGATTTTTTCTACTGTAATTCAAATCAAAATCCTCTTGTTGTTTTAAAACAAATAACACCACTTCTTTTACATCCCCGGAAAACCGAGACATATTCAAAGTAAAACTTATATTTGTTTCCACGAAAGTTGTCTGTAACCAATCTAAATTGTGTCCCTTTAAATCAATTATTTTTAATTTCTTTGTTTTTTCGCAATAGTCAATCAATGCTTGGTCTAAACAAGTGTGAACAAATGTCACAAAAGAAATTCCTTTATTTGGATCAAACTCTTTTTCTGCTTCTAAATAAATTAAAGTTGCTTGTGAGATTAAATCTTGTAATTCTATTCCCGTAGTCCTGTGAAATGACCACGCCCTGTTGTAAATTAAATCAGTCTGCATTTCCATAATTTTATTATTTTTCATTTAACATAAAATCAATTAAATCATTTATTAAAATATTGCCCTCAACTTGTTTTCCATCCATAGCTTGACTAATAATATTCTTTTTCTTATCAAGCATGGAAATAAGTTTGTTTTCTATTGTATCTAATCCTATCATATAATAGGCATTTACTTTTCTTTTTTGCCCCATTCTGTGTATTCTGGCAATAACCTGATCAAGCATTGTTGGTGTCCAATGGTATTCAACGACTAATATAGAAGCTGCGGCAAATAAATCAATACCTACCCCACCAGCTTTCATATTAACAATAGCTAGTTTTAGGGAATTTTCTTTTTGAAATCGCTCTGCCAAAACATCTTTGTTTGAAACAGAACCATCTATAAGGATAGCTATTTTTTTGTAGTGTGCATATAGAACTTTTAAAACATCCTTATGCCATCCAGAAATAACAAGTTTCTCACCTGTTAGTAAAAAATCATCCACCCATTCTATAATAGACGGAATCTTTCCAACGCCCACCATCTTTTTGAGCGCAGTTAGTTGCGCCAATGTTTCCCCTCTTGTATCCGTGCCAGAGGACTTACTTCCTCTTGATTCTTTGACAAACTTAATAAACTGGGACTTTGCTATGTCGTAGTCTTTTTTATTGTCTAAAAGGACAGGAATAACGGAATAATTTATGTTAGGTAGTTCTTTTAAGACGTCCTTTTTTAAACGCCTAATCATAATATGCTTTCTCAAAATAGTATTTAATTGCGGCAAGTTAGAAGCACCGGAAAAAACCCAATCATATCCATTATGATATCCGGCACAATAAGTCATACCAAAAGAAAAGGCATTTGGAAATAGTTTTGCATCACACATATTGACAAAATTGAATAATTCCATAGGCCGATTCTCAATAGGCGTACCAGATAATCCAATCAGTTTTTTTGTCTTTTTTCCTATTCGTTTGATGACATTTGTTCTTTTAGCGGAATTATTTTTGAAGTATTGGATTTCATCGGCGATCATTATTTTGAAGCCAGCTTTGTATAAAAGCATTCTCCAATAGTATATAATATCATAGTTGACAATTACGATGTCACCATGAATACGTTTAGACGGAGTTTGCCCAGACAAGATTTGAATCTTTCCGGGATTGGGAATCCATTTTATAATCTCACGTTCCCATTTATATTTTACGCATCCGGGCACAATGATAAGTGCCGGGCGTGTTTCTGGATGTAATTGTAAATATGCTATTGCTTGAATCGTTTTACCTAATCCCATATCATCTGCGATTAATGCACGACCATTCATCATTTCAATAAAAGCAACACCTTCCTGTTGGTACTTGCGAAGAGTTCCTTGCAATCCTTTAATTTTTACTTTTGGAATTTTTAGTTCGGTGGGCTTGTTGGAAAGATAGGCACTAATTTTATCACATAATCCAAATCCATTATCCAATAAAATTTGGGCATTTTTGTAGGAAAGCAAACAGGTCCAATATCCCTTAGAATGTCTTTTACATCCTGTAATTGTTTTTAAAATAGAAACAGCGGACGGATCAATTCCAACAGTGATCTTAATAGCCAACTGCCCTGTGTTTTTGTATTGAACCTGTTTTGCTTGCATACATAAATATATTAAATTCCTATTACTAAACCTAATAAAGATGCGCGAATTTGCTTACTTTATATGATAACTTGTGAAGTTCTTCTTCCACTTCTTGTTTGCGCTTTAAATCTGCTTGCACTTGTGAGAGATCATAAAAGACAGGTTCGTATGCTTCTGTCCGTACTGATTTCAAATGAAATTTGTCCAAATCCCCGATGTATATGATATCACTTTCATAAAAGCAACACACATCCGTATTTTTAAAACAAAGACTAATCTCTAACCATATCGTACCAGAATGAGGAAAGGAGATATACCTGTTATGGATCGTAGCATATTCCCCTTCAAATCCTCTTGGCTTTTCATCCGAGAAGTCAATTTTGAATTTTGCCGCTTTTCCACCTGTTTGTAATTTAATCTTTTGACCTATAAATTTTTCTAATTGTGGCATAATGTGATCGTAGTTCATTTTTAATAATCGTTGAACTTCATTCACTGCGTGTACTTTTTTTTCTAGTTTCATAACATTTATTTTTTAGTTTTTATTCTTGTATTGTGTCTAAATAATCTTCCATTGCTGTTTGTTGCAACGACTGGAAGAACGTAGCTTTTTTAGAAATCCGTTCTTCCCTTGGATCAATGCTAAACCGCTTCAACAAAGCAAATAAAATATCCTGCCTATATTTAGTCAAAGCATTGATGTTTACCTTTTTGCCACCTCTTATAAATAAAGAGGATCCTAATGTACACAAATCAGTTGTTCTTAACAACCGCGCATATCTTTTTTCTTGTTTTTCTTTTTCAGTCATTTGTCTTCATTTACAATTATAAAATCACCATTTTTTCCATTTCTAGGCGCGTCATTGCCTACCTCATAATCGACAAAGCCCAATCGCTTAAATAAAGCAATTAATTCCCATTGCCAACTAATAGTTGTAGAATATCGACCACTACCAGAGTGCTTCCCACAATAAAACTTTTTGCCGGGGTTTGTACAAGCCAATATCGCCGTATGATAATAATTTGTTCTTTTATTCACGAACGACTTCCCTTCCAAAATCGTTAAAACATCTTGTCTTTTCATGTCTTTTGTTTTTAGTTTATTTTAAAAAATCATTTATTCTTCTTCACAAACAGCTTGTATATTTTCCTCACTGTGATCCCTTTACCAATAGGATATTTACTGCCCTTTGGAGTAACCACATTCCACTGTTCGCTGTCAATAAAACGTAGATTGCTGAGTACATAATAAACAAAGGCTGTACGGTGATTGTAATCAGGTAAATCTTCTTTTGGATTACTTGAAAATTGAGAATACCCAAATTTCCAACAATTTGATGGATTAATATTTTCCAATATAGATAGTAGCGACATCCAATGGACATCGAGATCTTGCACATTATCTATAAGAATAGAATAAATATCAGTGTCAGAGTATGGGGCGTACCCGTCAAATTTCAAGATCTTCCTCAAATCCTCAAACACATCCCCTGTATTGAGATACCAACCTTTAGCATACAATACGACATGACTTAATTTAAACTTTTTCATTGTATTTATTCTTTAATTAAGATTCTTTATTATTTTCCCACGCAGCGATTGCTTCTCTCAAAGTTTTCTCAATCCTCTTAAATTTGGCAGTATCTCTTTCTGTCTCAATGACTTCATCACTATCTAAAAACAACTTCCATTCCTCAACTGTTTTTTGAATGCACCCATATCTTATATGATTATCAGTAATGGTTAGGTTGTAAATGTCATGAAAAGCTATAACTTTTTTTGTTGCTATTGCATTATCACTAACCTCAGCATTATCACTAACCTCAGCATTATCACTAACCTTAGCATTATGACTAACTTTAGCATTACCACGAATCTTAGCATTATCACTAACCTCAGCATTATCACTAACCTCAGCATTACCACAAACCTCAGCATTATCACAAACCTCAGCATTACCACAAACCTCAGCATTATCACTAACTTTAGCATTATTACAAACCAAAGCATACTCACAAACCACAGCATAATCACTAACCTCAGCATTATCACTAACCTCAGCATTATCACTAACCTTAACATTATCACTAACTTTAGCATTACCACGAATCTTAGCATTATCACTAACCTCAGCATTATCACTAACCTCAGCATTATCACTAACCTCAGCATTACCACAAACCTCAGCATTATCACGAATCTTAGCATTATGACTAACTTTAGCATTACCACAAACCCAAGTATTATCACTAACCTCCGCATTATTACAAACCAAAGCATACTCACAAACCACAGCATAATCACGAACCTCAGCATTATCACGAATCTTAGCATTATCACGAACCTTAGCATTATGACTAACTTTAGCATTATGACTAACTTTAGCATTACCACCAACCCAACAATCACCTTCATGCGATAAATTGGATGCTTTCTCAATATAACCACCCAAATCACCTGCTTTAATATCGCTGAAATCTTTCAGTGCTTTTATTCTGTACAAAGGTTTACCTTTAAATTGGATAGAATCTGACGTTAATTCATATTTTAAATTTTTCATGATTTTTATTTAATTAGTTTATAGATTTTACTTTAACCGCATCTCCAAAACTATGTAAGTCTGTTGCATCATATCCGTTATCCACGCTCTCAACTGTCTCAATCCATATAGGTGTCTTTCCGTGGCCAATTCCTATAGCTACCCCCACATAAACATCCTCTATATCTTTATTTGCTTTTTCTGCACTATCTTTAATAAAACTGTATACAATATCAGCTACATGTAATGCCGTACCATCTTTATCAAATATTTCTAAGTTTTTCATCGCTTTTAGTTTTCATTTTCGTTTTCTTTGTTAAAAAACTGAATTATCTTTTTTATTTTTTTGTAAACTTCTCTCCATTCCGCCTTTGTGAAATACTCTTGGGACTTTTTAATCCCAGCCATGTCGATGGCCTCGCCTACGTCGTGTGACCTGATGCAATCGTATATCGCCTGATCCTCTGCGTTATTAATCTGCATCTTGTTAGCTAACGCTTCCTCTATCTGTTTTAATGTTACTTTCATATCGTGTCCTCCTTTTTTTTGCATTGGAACTTCTTCTATTAGGTCGCCCTCATCTTCCTTACCACCGAAGAGCTTGCCATTACTTTGATAGGAATAATCTTTCTCGCTGACGTAAGTGAACGTGGTAGGGTAGGGCCGTTTACCTACAATCTTAACGACCTCCCCCATCCTATTCAGATAGCTCTTGCCTACTTCGAGTTTTATGTTTTCATTTTTCATGATATTTTGTTTTAAATTAGTATTTAAGCAAAACGTATTTCATCAAACAACGCAAATTGGATTATCATATCTGCGGTGTCGGCATCATGGCCATCCATAAAATCCTCCGCATTACTAAAGCCGCCTATGTGTTTGATAGTGTCACTCAATCCTTTTAAAAACTTTTTAAGAGTGAGGACATACAGGACACACAAATCACCGCAGTAAGCATAAATATACAATGTATCACCTTTAGAAATTGAATCGCTGGTAACCATGACACCTTCGGGCGCGTCAATCCTATCACACCAAGAGTTTATATAAAGGGCAGTCCCCATGAGATCATCAATATCCTCCTCGGTGAAAGTCCAATCTTGACTTACTTTTATATTAAAATATTTCATGATATTTTGTTTTTGTACCCCGGCATAGGCCGGGGTTTGGTTAATTAATTATTGATCTGTTCTTTCATGCCTTCAAAAGCCTCTGGGCAATCGTCATAGTTCAATTCCACATAAAAACAATTGGAATTCTGGCTGCTTAATTCACCATCTGCCCAAATGGCATAAATGTTAAATTGACGATCCCACATTATATCGGCCCACTGATCTGACTCTTCATCGCTGCTCGGCAGTGGCCATAAAGCCGCAATGATTTCATACGCCGCATCCTGAAACATCCCGGCGTAGTCGCCGCAATGGGCTAAGATCATTTGGCTTGAAAGATCCCCGGTTGTTGTTCTAACTAAATTTTTCATCGCTTTTTTGTTTTAAATTATTTACATCCTACTATTATCGGCAAACGAATAATATGAATTTTCTGTCAGAATGACATGATCCAGTAATTCAATATCAAACAATTTTGCGGCTTCTTTTACTTTGCTGGTAATTGTTTCATCTGCTCCGGATGGTTCTGTATTGCCGGATGGATGATTATGTACTAAAATGATAGAACTCGCAAGTGAATCAAGCGCCGTTTTCATAATCACTCTGATGTCCACTACGGTACCCGATATACCACCCATTGAAATCATACTGACATCCATTATTTTGTTTGCTCTATTCAGGAGCAACACATAAACATATTCTACTGTATTCACCGAGGGGAAAAATTCCCGCGCAACATCAGCAGCAACTGAACTTTTTGTCACTTGCTTCAATTCTATCGTCGATGGTTCCCGAACCAAAGATACTTTTCCGATTTTTTTATAAGTTGTTCGTTTCATGGTATTTGTTTTTATTGATTTGAAATAAGTCTTTTTGTTCTATTGATTTTATCTATTCTTGAGAACGTCTTTGCTATTTCCTTGCGCAATTCCTTTTCTTCTTCGCTCATTGGGGAGTCTAAATCCTCATTTGAATAAAGGCGCATTTTTTTACGTATTAAATCCTGCACTTTCTCAAAAAGTTCTTTTTTTTCATTCTCTAATTGTTGTATCATAGCTTTTTATTTTAAAATTTGACAAAGTGCCGATAATAGGAATCGAACCTATCTTCTTTGTTACCAAACTATCGGCAAAATCTCCCAGCAAAATCTCCCACTTTATAGGTAAAAATCGAGGTAAACTTTTTCTACATTCCCTGATGGTGTTCCTGAATAAATCCGTATTTCTTTTTTGATTAAATCTATGATGTTCTTGTGATGTTCTTGTTCCGTTCTGCTTTGCTTGTATTACTATAATGCTTTTGACTAAGTTATTCACAGCCATTCCACACTATTCTTGCAAGCAAAGGACTAAAGGCGGTATAACATACCTTTGGGTTTAAACCGCCTTAAAAAACACCTTAAAAAGTAGGTTATTTTTTTAAAAACAAAAATAGCAGGACAACCGTAGCCATCCTGCCAATTATCAATTCAACACAAATTCACTTACTACAAATTTTCCTTTTTCTATTCTAAAAGCAAAAGCCCCAATCGGAGCCTGTAAGCAGGTTAACCTATTCTCTGGAATAGGGGAAACCCCATCCAACAAAGAATATTTTTTAAATTCTAGCGGGAATAAGCATATAATATCCTTTCTAATTACATTCCCAATCAATTTCTTTCTTTCCATAATTAATTTATTATGTAGTATATCTCACTCATTTGTACTAATTTATCATTGACCAAAATACTTTGATCAATAACAGCCTGAATCTTTCCTTTTTCTAAAAGATTATCATTGTTATAAACAACATTATGGCCAGTGTGCAGCACGTTCTTGATATGCGTTAAAGCCACTTCTGTAAAAGCAGCCATCATATCAATATCCGCAATGGTGTGTTTCTTATTTTTCTTCTTATAATGCATCCAATAAGAAAATGTGTGTTTTTTCAATAAAGTATCCATATCGGGTTTTTAGTTTTTTAAAAACAAAAATAGCTGGACAACCGCAGTCATCCAGCTAATTATCAATTTTCGCAACGCATTACTAAATTCAGAGGGACATCCCACCCATCAGGGTCAATAACCTGATGAAAATCTGGAAAGCCCTCTTCATCGCACGCCCCATCCGCATCTATCACAGATTGTATCTCCAGCCAATCCGTAACTACTTCATTTTCTGTCCATTTGTTCATCCTTAATCTTGCCGCATCCCCACAATCGGAGAGTTGTACTTCGTATCCGCAACAATTGGACCACGCATAGTGCCCATGGACAATAAACTCTTCCTCTTCGTCTTGCTCTTCCTTTTCTTCTACATCAATGTTATGCATTCTGGCAATGTACAGTAAATGATCCTTTGCCTCATCTGCATTTAAGGATCTCATCAATTCAGAAAACAATGTTTCTATTGACATTGTGTTTATTAGTTTATCTACTATCGTTTCTTTATTCATAACTTTTGTTTTAAGAAATTAAAATTAAATACAAACACTAATATTCCTGTTCCCCCAATGGCCAGTATCCGAAATCGGAACTATTACCAGAGTGACTGCCAAAGTAATATCCTTCCGGAGCGTACAAATTTAATAGATCCATCAGAGTTTCATGGAGAAGATGCAAGCAGGCATCTTCATTCCACCATTCAGATGAATCATCTTCTAATGCGTATGAAGGTACTGCCGGAGTAGGAGAAAGATTTTCTGGAATATCTTTAATCACATCCAGGAATGCAGGAATTAAATCCTGCGCTCTTAAAGTCCCTCTTATCACAGAGCAATTCAGCTCCGCAAATATTTCTATATTTTCATGTTTCATATCTTAAATTTTTAAAGTGGAATATCATGCATTCTGGCAATGTACTGCAAATGATCATTTGCAGTATCTATATCTAAGGCCAGCAAGAGTTCATCAAGTAACTCTTCTTTGCCCATATACTTTAATAGGGCATCTACTATTTCTATTTGCTCATCCATAATTTTAAATTTTAAATCATTAAATTAAATACAAACACTAATATTCCTGCCGTAGCAGATAATAGTCTTTTTGGAATTGGCATCCTTTGCTTTTTCCAACTTCCAAGCATGTAATGCGTCAAAATTACGCTTTAAAATAGCGGATTCTAATTCCGCATCACTGCTATTAAGTGCAATAAACGGCACACACATCTTTTCATCTTGCGGTACCACTTCATTTGTGATCACAATTGAATGCTTTTTCATAATTTTTATTTTTATTATTTGACAAAGACTATTTTTAAAAATAGTTTCGGATCCTAAATCCTCATCAGTTTGTCTTCAAAAATCTCCCAGAAATCTCCCAGAAATCTCCCACTTTATAGGAGCAAAGCGGTAAAATTGGTGGTATGCAACTTTCTAAATATGTAACTATGTCTATATGTTAATTAGTGTTACAATGTGTTATTTAGTGTTACTATATGTTAATATGCACACTGTTTTTGGTGCTTTCCGTGCAATGTACCTATAATAGCGGTTTTTGGCACCTTTGCGCGGCTTTTGAGCCTGTTTTTTTGTTGTTTGGTAGTTGCATACTATTTTGAAAAAACAGCGGGCAAAAACCACGTTAAAACAACAAAAAATGGAAACTAAGGCAAAGGACTACAAAAATATACTTTGCGGTCGGTGTGGGCAAAACAAAGCCAAGGACTAAAGCATAAACCAAGGCACCGGACAAACTAAAGCCAAAGCTAAAGGACTAAAGCCAAAGCCAAAACAGAAACAAAACAGAAACAAAACAGAAACAAAACAAAAGCACAACTATTTCCTATATACATATATACATAGTTGCATACGTTTGAGCAAAAAAAAGCGACAAAAAAGTCGCTTTTATATTTATTTGTTTTTCCTGCTTTTGCCGGCAAAAGTTGCTGGACTAGCCAAAAAGAAAAACAAAAAAACAGAACTAATAAACAGCCAAAATAATAACATTACTTTTGTCGTTTTTCATGTACGTATGTAGCATGGGCACTGAAAAAAAAGAAAGCCAAAATAGCGAAATAAAAAAAACTGAAAATTAGCATAATAGTAGTATTTAAGTGAAAATTAGAAAATGAAAAAATGAAAAAATGAAAAAATTAGTTGCTCCGGTAAACTATTGCCCGTTTGCTATGTTTTTCAAAAGTTGGTCGTAATATTGCATAGTTGAAAACGTACCAATGTACCATTGCAAAAAGTCAAATAATAGTGCAATGTCAGAAACGTAGTAATTTTCAAGCTCGCCATTGTCAATTTCCTCCATGTAGGCCTGTATATGGTCTGCAATGGGCAAATGGCTTTCCAAAAAAGTAGTGTGGCATGTTTCCTTTAACATGTGTTCTAAAAACACATTTTGTTCGGTCAATAGTTTTTCTACATACAGAAAAACCTCACTCGCTTGTTCGTCAGTTAATTGTAATGCTAACATAGTAGGAAATTTAAGTGAAAATGAAAAAAAATATGCGGCTATTTCGCCAAAAGTACCCGGGTGACAAACCAATGTCAACCGGGTTGTTTTCAATGTACTTTTTACTCTTTGATGCCGGCAAACTTGTACACTTTTTCGCCAGCCTCGTTTAAAATTGTGGTAAAAGTAAATTTTTTGTCTGAGGCTAGTCTGGTTGGCAATTGTACATTTACAGTACTTGCCATTGCCTTTACAGAGCGCTCAAATTTTTTGTCTGAGGCTAGTCTGGTTGGCAATTGTACATTTACAGTACTTGCCATTGCCTTTACTGAACGGTCTGGAAAAACATTGGCCAACACCTCCAGAACCGCGCCCTTTGTCATACCGTCCGCGCTATTTTCTATAAGACTTGCAATTGTTGCAATAACGCCGGTTGCTTTTTTCCTTTCCTTTTCGGCGAAAGGGTTAACGAACTCTCTTGTTAGTTCAATTTTTTGCCCGTGTACCATTACTGTTTTTACAGTTTCAGTTGCAATTTCAGTTGCAATTTCGGTTGCGGTTGCAATTTCAGTTGCATTTTTGGCATTTTTTGACATAGTTGTAATTTTTAGTAATAATTAGAAAATAA